ACATCATTTATCGCGTCTAAATGTTGATCGTTTTGTTGTCTAAATCTGACGATTTCATCTGTCATCTCTCGTATCGTTTTATCACGCTCCGCTACATCTGCCTGTAATTTCTGAATGATTTGAATAACCTGGTCATTTGATAACGCAACCGGTTCTTGTCCTGGTTGCTGTAATATGATTTGGCCACTATTACCACCACCCCCTGCCGCATCCTGAGCCATTTTCGCTCGTTCCTTCTCCAATTGAAGAGTTTGAGCGATAACATCCGGCTTCATTTCAGGTCGTCCCGGCGCATAATTCTCCAATGCTTTCTCCAAGTCTACCATATAAAACCGGCGAAGTTCGTTATCCTTGATGAAATCCATCACTTTCTTTGGCGAATCGCGAACGATATCCGGGTTCGCATTTACAAGCAATTTGCGCTTATCAAACGTATTGTGCTCGTGAGAAAAAACAAGAATCACCTTCATTGGGTTTAATTGGACGAATGGAACCGTATAATCTTTCAAAAATGCGCGCTCTTCTGCGAGACAAGCCTCGTCATTATATCGGTTGTTCTTCAACAATTTACGTTTAAACGCAAATGTTCCTGCTGTCGCGTGGTTCGGACCATATGGGCCAAAACGCTTCATTTGTCCAACGTGCTTGAAATAAATATAGATTTCACTTGAACCCGCACACAATGCTTCCGGATGGCTAACAAGCATCTCTACCGCGTGAGATACACGTTGCGGTGGATAATAATCATCGTCGTCCATATATACCAAAATTTCACCGCGCGACTTCTCGTGAAGCAGATTACGCTTCTTTCCAAGCGTCATTTTGGTTTCATATTTGAAATACTTAACCCGTGGATGTGACGCAATCATATCCTCAATCAAGTCAGTTCCATCGTCAATAATAATCCACTCCATTCTGTCTTGTGGGTAATCCTGATGATTAAAACACTTTATCATAGCATTAATGAATGGGCGGCGATTAAATGTGGGTGTACATACACTCACAAACGGGTATTTTTTAAAATACTCGGGGCTCGATTTGACAAGTTCGGCTGATCCAGTGACTGCGCCGCCACCGTGTTTCGTTTTTCCCATTTTGTAAAAATCTACAGATATAGTTTATTACAAAACAATCGTTTATGTTGTTTATTGCGCAGGACCGACCAAATACATATTACAGATTGGATTGGATTGGATTACGCACCCCAATTTTTTATTTGATTGAAAAACTCCATAATTCCGCTCCAATATGTTGTCAAATACAGCATAAGTAACGCAAGAATGACAATTGCTGCGATATTAATTTCCAATCCTTCAAATGCGTAAAACATCAGCACTAAATTAAAAAAGAAGAAAATAATCGGTATGTATTTCGCATACAATACACGATATTCATCCCAGTGAAGAAACGGATATATAAAGAAGGTTCCGAAAAATTGGATCATTTGAACTACATATGAAATAAATGGTAAAAATCCCATAAACCCAAACCCGGTAAATAGTGACCATAAAGAACCTCCAACAAATTCACTGTGATGTTCTGTTTTATTTACAATCATTCCGATGATTGTCGTAAATAATGGACCACCTCCCAATGTAAAACCCAGAAACAACAAAAACACAAACGGCATTATTAAAATCAAAAGCGGCGACACAACATCATAGAGCTCTTTCGGGATACTGTTGGACATTTTTGTAATCGAATTTAATACATACAATAACAATGTTCGATCAGTTGAAAATGAGAATATAAATGAATTATTAACCCATTGCTTGAAACGCGCCTTTATAAAATCCCAATTCAGGAGGTTTACTTTTGTTACACCTTCATCTACACTTGATTTTACCATATCTACATCATCTTTTGATAAACAGAACCATTTGAAAATATATGTGTCCAAAATAACCGCTGCTTTCAAGTATATCTTTTTCGCGCTTGGATTTGTAGGGTCGTCCGCAATACCGCCGAACTTATCTTGACAATCAGCTTCACACGATGTATATTCATTTGTATAACAATATGGCCATTCGTGTCGGTCAGTTGGGAAGAGTTTTGGTAAATTCAGATTATTCATTCTGATGCTTCTCGGGTCGGCAAAAAAAAGGATATTTACACAAATAACTGAAATAATAACAGTTTCAATAAAAAGCGACAACACATTTAACCCGAACTCCTTTAATGCGGCCAGATCAAATAGTGATTTCGGGGCGGCTTTCTTTGGTTTTTCAGGTTTCTCATCTTTGGGTTCATCTTTGGGTTTATCGTTAGTTTCGTTGCGCCCTCCAGGAAGCAGTTTACTAAATGTGCCTCCGATGCCTTTGCCGTCACCGCCGTCATCGCCGTCACCGCCGTCACCGCCGTCATTTGTTACTTCTTCTTCGTCATCAGCCATTCCAATTATTCGAATACTAATACTAGTTATATTACCAACATATAATAATCCTTATCGCTTGTCGCGCGCATCGCCTCCCGGCGGCCCTTAACGGGCGTACATCAATCCGCAATTTCCCGACACAAATGTCAGAACGTTATACCGCTCTTCTAAAATATGAAAGTCGTAGCTATAATGATAAATATTGACATTTGGTTTATTCATTCCGATAATCTCCTTCGTATTCGGATTACATATAACTTTCACCTGAGCTGCCGGATCCAATGGCGGATATATAGTAGTCAATTCAAGTTCAATTTGGTTAAACTTACTCATATTAATAGCACCACTTGGCTGTAGATCATATGGATCAGAATTCAAGCAAAAGTTATAGCAGTAAATCCCCGGTTTCGCACACCCACGAGTCCTCGTGTATTTCTCAACATAGTTATAAACACCAGCATCCAGTAAATTCTCTCGGTACTTGCCATTTAAAGAGATACCCAACATCTGTAAAATATCGCGTTCATTCTCGGATTGGAAGTCGCCAGTGATGTGAATGCCAGTAAGGCGTTTATCTCCAGGATTAATACCCGGTCCAATCCCGTTCTTCGGCCCATTCTTGTCATAATAGTAGTGGTCGAACTGAAAATCGGGGCGGGCCTTCCACTCAGCTGTCTGAATATCGCTTGCGGTGGTTACAATCTCGTTAAATGACACAGGTTTCCAGTCATCATCTGTCGGTGCTGGAATGATATCATATGGCATATAATTATACGGCCAGTTTGTATAATTACTCCATTCATTCCGCAAATTAACGTCGCTCCGCTGGAAAAACATTGTCCACGACGCCACCATTCCCATCGAGTTTTCTATCTTGATTTTCTTATTTCCGGTCACATCATTGAACGTCCAATCATAATATGACTTAATCAGGTACTTTTGTTGATTCGCTGCGAACACTTTAGATTCATCATCCGAGAGAAAACAATAGGTCGCCATTAAATGTACATCCGCATTCCAATCCGCGCGAATACTTGGGTATGAATTAAAACTCAAATCAATACTAGGCGGTGGGTATAAAAACCGCCACATTTGGTGAAGGGGGTTAGTGAAATCGGGTTGGACAATCGGCCAATAATTCACCGAATCTCCTACATCACGTATAGTGAATAGGTCCTTTACGGGGCGCAGGGTGACATCAATTTGAAGCTGATTGTACTGAAGAGATACAAGGGGAAACGCCATTTTGGAAGAAAGTGTGAACCACGAGTTAATTGGGATATATATTTTGCGTCCACGGATGGACGGTTCTGCGCCGGCAATATTCGATGTGTGATACGCGTTTGGATACTGATTCAGACGCGCACCTGAACAACCTGGATTGTATAACTCGGGTACGTGGCCAGTCATTTGGTTATACAACTCGCGCTTGGTCTTATCCATATCGCGCTCCATAATCGCCAACAAATTATTTCCGGTGAATTTTTGAAGTGTCATACCGCCAACTGAAATCACGATTTCTTTAATCATCTGGGTTCCCAGATTCTCAATCCATCGGAATTCATACGGCGCCCACATATCGCCTGCTGTTCTTGGCGGGTTTATCGGGCTCCATATCGAAGGAAGCGTGACGCATACATACGTATCCATCAGTAACTCCGCATAGCGCGGCACATAAAACGTGAATTTTGATTCTTCGGTCAATCGGAGTTTTTTCTGTCCGTCGAAATCAAGTCTAAACTTTTGAAGACCGAAATTTGTATATTTAAGATAAGTACTCTTGAAAAATGATTTTTTGGGATTGCCATTCAGGATAACATTTTGATTACCAGTCGCGACCAAGTTTAGTAATCCACCTGTCATTTTAGTATTCTATATTTGTATGTATTCTACCTTTGTATTATCTTTATATAAAATATCTAACTTATATACAAAATAAAGAGATACATATATCTCGTTTATCATTGTTTATCTGTTATGTCGTCATTAAAAGAATACAATATTGAGGTCGTGTTTGTTTTTGTAATTATATTATTCATCGCAATATGGCAAGTATCGGGATTAATACAATCGCACAGTATTTCACGCAATAACGATATTTATAGGATACGCGAAGGTCTCCGTAATGCGGAGATGGCAGATGAGGCGGATGCGGCAGCGGTTGCCCGCGCCAAAAAAGACAATACACTTGACAATGCGATGTCTATTATAAGTAGTTCAGGGGAACCTTTTTTGAATGGCCTAATCCGGTCACCGCTATCAACAGAAGGATTTACGCCGAACACTAGTGAGAATGAAATGACGATACATCAACGTCGCCAGGCGGGAACCGTATTTGACAGTGTTGCGCCCACCACCGCGCCCACCACCGCGCCCATTACCGCGCCCACCACCGCGCCCACCAGAGGTAATATAAAGGAAGGACTTGAGAACACCGACAAGGATATGAAAGAAGTCATAGCTAATAAACTTACTTCTATTAATCCAGAAGACAGTCAAAGTAAATTCAAATTACGTGATTATTACATCAAGTCCGCCTACAACGCATTCAATCCCGATAAATTCAAAAACTCTACAGTAAGTATGGATGCGTGTCTTTATGTTCTAGCCCGCGGATGCCGGTTCATTGATTTTGAGATTTTCTCAGTAGATAACCAACCTGTTATTGCGTCTTCTTCTGTGAATTCGTATAATTATAAGGAAACATTTAATCATATTCCAGTGTCAGAAGCATTCGAAGTATTAGGAAGTTACGCATTTTCTGGTTCGAAGTGCCCTAATCCCAACGATCCATTTATTATTCATATGCGAATTATGTCGCGTAATGTTACAATGTATGACAATCTTGCGAAAATCATCGCACAAAGCAAAACGATGGCGCGTAATCTGCTTGGTCCAAAATATGGACGCGAATATCATTCAAAAGATTTAGGAGACGATAACTTGCGTTCATTATCTGGAAAGGTGATTTTGATGGTGGACGGAACAAATGACATATATCGTAGTACCAAATTATTCGAGTTGATTAATATGAGTTCAAAGTCACTATTTCTGTCGAAATATACATTTTTCGGTGTTAAAAATGTCGGCGACCCTCAGGCGTTTAAAGACGCGAATAAGAAGAATATGTGTCTAGTGATCCCGGACAAGAGTGGTCGACCAAATAATGACGGACATAACGGTCCATACACATGGGGGTGTCAAATAGTTGCGATGTGTTTCCAAGAGGAAGCACGTGATGAAAAACTAAAAGCCTACGAGGATAAATTTGATTCAGTTGGTTACGGGTTTATATTGAAACCGGAGGAGTTGCGGTATGTACCAATTACGATTGCGCCACCCGCACCTCCTGATCCGAAGTCATCATTTGAGGCTCGCCCACAAGAAGCTGCCGGCGGTTTCAAATTCACAACATAATAGGCAAGTATTAATTATCTATCATTATTATAATTATAATTATAATTATAATTATAATAAACCTGGATTTTCATTATAATAAATAATATAATACAATATAATAATGCCGCAAAGGGACAAAGACAGCTCCCATACACAATCGTATGAAGAAAAAGAATTGGAAATATTGCGTCAAGCAGTAGACAAGGTTGAAAATAGGAAAGGCGTCGAAGTAATGCGTGATCCCGAAGTAAAGAAAATCATCTCGATTGTAGAGAAGTTTATTGCGGATAAAAAACTTGTTTGTTATGGTGGGACTGCGATCAACAACATCTTACCCGAAGACGCCCAATTTTACAATAAGGATATCGAATTGCCCGATTACGACTTTTATTCGGATAACGCACTTGACCACGCGAAAGAATTGGCGGATATTTATTATAAGGCTGGGTATGAAGATGTCGAGGCCAAATCCGGCGTCCATCACGGAACATATAAAGTATTTGTGAATTTCACCGGAATTGCGGATATTACCCAAATGGAGCCCGATTTATTCAAAGCGATATCCAAAGACGCAATTGTTAAAAGTGACATACGGTATGCTCCGCCCGACTTTCTTCGTATGGCGATGTATTTAGAATTGTCGCGGCCTGATGGCGATGTATCGCGCTGGGAGAAGGTTCAAAAACGATTGACGCTATTGAATACACATTACCCCCTTAAGGGGTATCAGTGTGATAAAATAGAGTATCAAAGGGGGTTTGAAGGTGCGACGGATGAAAACACGGGGGAAATCAGTGCGTCACGGACGCGAACACCCTCTCGAACGCGATCGAGGTCGGTGTCTAAGTCTGCGTCCGCGTCCCGATCCAAGTCCATCAAAACTGGTGGTGGCATATTCAAAAGTAAAACCGGCATAAAACAAAAGGCAATTACTCTAATCAAACGTAAGCATCACACCCTCGCAGAGTATATGCGCCATTTGTTTCACAATGTAAGCAAACACGAGGAAACTATTGGTAATTATACATATACGATTGAAGAGGATAAAGTCACACATCGGTATAACTTAAATGTGAAATACGAGAGAATGCTTCAAGACGATGATGAGTTCATTATATATTCAATGTCGTCGAAAGATATAGAAACGAATTCCAAAGATAAGGATAAGAATAATGACTCTGTATCCGTATCCGTATCCAAATCTCGTTCCGCGTCTGCGTCTGCGTCCAAAACACATTATTCTGTAGACTCCTCCAAGGTTTCATATTCTACCAACCGAGAGACACTCCTTCAACAGACCGATATTTACAATATTGTCCGGGGAGTGTTTATTAAAAACAAGGCCGTATTTTTCGGTGGGTATGCGAATATCCTGTATTCGCGGTATATGCCAAAACACCAGCGCCGTATCATCCATAAAATCCCAGATTTCGATATTCTGTCGGAAGACCCGCGCGCATTATGTGAAGAGGTTGTCCGTGAACTCACTGAGCATAAATACACCAGAGTCAAATATACGAAGCATAAGGGTGTAGGCGAAGTCATCTCCGAACATTATGATATTCGTGTTGGTGAAGAGGTCGTCGCGTTCTTATACAAACCTCTCGCGTGTCATAGTTATAATACAATAAGGATTGATAGTGATACGATCCGTATTGCGACGATAGATACAATGTTGAGTTTTTATTTGGCGTTTATTTATGCGGACCGTGTATACTACGATATTAACCGTATTTTATGTATGTCGCAATTCCTGTTCGACGTCCAGCAACATAACCGCCTCAAACAGACAGGGTTATTACGGCGTTTCAGTATTAATTGTTATGGTGAACAACCTACCTTGGAATCGATGCGGTTTGAAAAGACGAAGAAATATGAAGAATTAAATGATAAGCGGGATACACGGGAATATGAAGAGTGGTTCTTGAGGTATATTCCGTTGGAACACGCGGCCGGGAAGACCGCGAAGGTGGCGAAGACGAAGGGGTCGAAGGTGGCGAAGACGCGCAAACGTAAGA